AGCATTTAAGTCAGCTTTAAATGCATGTGGGGTGACATCATCGTCAAACCATGAATCCTCGGCAATTACACCGTCGAGGTATAAAGTTCGGGTGTCGGATTTTTCATCCTTGACCCAATTCCAGAATTTCTTCATTTGGTTTCCTCTCTTTCTGTAGTTTTTGCGAACACACCAGCGTCCTGTAGTTTTGTCATAGCCCCATTTATTAGATAGAGATCTCCTCCAAGTTCAGCTGATATTCGGTCAAGATTCTCCAACTCACGTATATCGTTAGCACTCATCCAGCCATTCTGTCTGGCAGTTGCATAACCACTCATACGGCTTGCATAATCACCACGAAGTAGGCCATCAACATTAAACCTGATAAAGACAGTGGATTTTTCACTTTCCATAAGAAGTGAACGGAACATTGTTTGCTCCCATCTAACAACCCAAGGGTCAAGTGTGTATTTAACAAATTCTAATGACTGCTGCTCTATGTTGGAAAAAGATGATTTTTCCAAGTCGGCTAACATATGGGGTGGAACTCTAAAAATACGGGCAATTTCGTTTATCTGAAACTTCCTTGTTTCCAGAAACTGTGCTTGTTCTGGTGAAATTCCTATCGGTTGATATTTCATACCTTCTTCAAGGACAGCAACCCTGTGTGAATTAGCTGAACCCTGATAGGCTGAGTTCCAGCTATCCTTTACTTTCTGTGGATCCTTGATTGTACCAGGGTGTTCTAACACCCCACCTGGAGCTGCACCATTAGCAAAAAACTTAGCTCCATATTCTTCAGTTGCCATGGCTAGACCTACTGCGTTTTTTGCCATAGCAATAGGCGAATAACCTACCAACCCATCGAAACCTAATCCGGGTATATGAAGTACTTCTGATGGATCAAGATAGACGAGATTGTCTTTCCCCAAAGTTGGTGCATCTTCTATACTTCGTTGGTACAAATAAAAAAGCCGGCCGTTTTTGTCACGGTCGACTGACATTTTATTTGGCATTAAAGGATATAGAGCAATAACCTCGCCTCGGGCATTTCGAATAATCTGGGCATAAGCATTGCCCCATAATAAAAGATGAATCATAAGCGTTTCACGGAAAGTGAATGAAGTCATCTCAGGATTTGGCTCATCGTGGAGCAGTTTATATAGCGGATGTCTTAAATATTTCTCTTTTCCACCTGTATCGTTGTATTTGTAGACATGAAGAGGAAGTCCAGCTAATGTTTCAGCCAGTATCCTCACACAAGAGTAAACTGCCGTCATTTGCATGGCTGTGTGCTCATTGACAGCTTTTCCGGCAGTTGTTCCTCCAAAAAAGAAATTATATCGACTGCCGCTTAAGCTGTCTTTAGGCTTGTCACGTGCCTTGAAAATTCCTTGTATTATTCCCATGGACATCACTCTCCTTAAAAATGGGTATGAAAAAAGCACCTACCCGCTGATAGATGCTTTATATTTTTATAGAATTATTAGATAGATTCTATCTATATTATAATTAAATTTCACTTTTGGCAGCATCTGCGATGCTTTTTATATACGTATTAACGGAACCCTCAAATACCTTTACTTGTATATCTGTATATTCATACTGTTTCTAATGACATAATACTCATTTTCGATTGTAGAAAATGGAATAAATATGGCTATATCACAATATTTGAATTTCTTTTCATTTTCAATTGCTCTTATATAATCCTTTAAACCAAACGTTATAAATTTTGTTTACAGTTCTCCAAAATTATCTTTCAAAGATTTTTCAAGTTTAATTGCTGATTCAATCTCCAACCTTTGGCACAACAATATTTGGAGTATTATTATTAACAAAGCTTATTGACTGTACTATCTTATTGAAGTCGCTATTAAGGCTACTAGGTATGTTATCTTTGTGAGTAAAAATAAAGGTATAACATATGCCATTATTTATAAAAATAACACTTTCAAATTCATATACATCCTCATTTGAGTTCCCGCTTAAATATAATTTTCTACCATCAGAATTTGCTATTCTTATATTTTTTTGTTCAAGAATTTTTATATTTGTCAAATATTTTTCTAATCCCTGTATAGATCCATCAAAAAATTCGTCCAGTAAATCATTTTCAATATCTATGTATTCGCTTTGCACCATTAGCACCCCATCATTAGTCGAAGTAGTTCCAGAAGGATAGAAATACGTTATATCATTACTAGCTACTACTTGTTTCCAAGTCGGCGAAACCTTGTATATACATTCTCCAACAGAAAATATTGCCTCATCATCATTCATGGATTCTAATTCAATCAGACTATAAATTAGCTTTGCTTCTAAATCTTTTTGTTGTGAAGCAGTTAATTGATCTGAAGTTCTAACAACTACGGTACCTACAACTCTATGAGAACCGGAGGCAAATATACCACCGTCAAATGTTGATAAGTAAGAATTACGTTTTTCAGCTTCTTCAACAGTATTGTACACCTCTAAACTTCCACCAGAATTTGTACCTTTTTCAATAATACTATTTCCGCTTACATTAGCTTGATTTACTAAGTTATAGGAAAAATATACTTGCGCCGTATATCCACCTTGTTTACCAAGTTTTCCATTAGGATCATTATCTTCAGTAACAGCAGAAATTCCCGTTATACCTCCAATAGCTTGTATACGTTCTATAACAAATGATTCAGCTGGTGCAGTTACTTGCTTTAACTGTTTAACACTATCTTCATATGCTTTTCTTGAATCTGCAATTTGCTGAAGTAGACTAGTATAATCAGTATTATTAAGCTTTTCTATTTCACTTTTTATTGATTCCAATTCTTTAGGTTTTTCAGGTATTGTAACCTTTAATGACTTTGCTATTGACACAGCCGTTTCAAGTGTTCCAATAGCATTTTCGTCAAATGCTTTTTCATTTGCTGCAATTATTGTTTCTGCATCTAATATTGATTTATCAAGTTCTGAATTTATCGCTTCTAATTTTAATGATGCCTCATTAAATGCGTCAATTGCAGCTTGTTCTTCTTTAGAAGTACATCCGGATAACAAAATAACTAATAACAATAGGCAAATTCCTAAAGCTTTAAATCTATTAACCATAGAATAATACCTTCCTTTATAATCTTTTATTTCAATTATATAATAAATTTGGTAATATGTCTACATTTTACTAAAAAACAAGCAACCCTCTATTGTCATAAACACTCTCGCCATTACTACTTTCACAGCGTATTGCCCTGTCAAGTGCCATAATAGTAGCAACAGCCCCATCTATCTTTTCAGTGGACTTTTCCTTATCTGGCTTTATATTTCCAGCAGGGTCAGTACGGATGAAGATGTTATCCATCATCCATCTTAGTACCGGATGTCCACCATGGGCAAGCTTTTCTTCAAGGGTTAATTTCATTAGTTCTTTAGTTGGTGGAGACATATCTTTGAAACCTTGACCAAAGGGGACAACAGTAAACCCTAATCCTTCAAGATTTTGAGTCATTTGCACAGCGCCCCAGCGGTCAAAAGCAATCTCGCGAATGTTATATTTCATACCAAGCTCTTCAATAAAAGTTTCAATAAAACCGTAATGAACAACATTACCATCTGTAGTTTTTAGAAACCCTTGTTTTTTCCATAAATCATAATTAACATGGTCACGCCTTACCCTTAAATCAATATTGTCTTCTGGTATCCAGAAGTAGGGGAGAATACTATATTTATCATCCTCATCCAATGGGGGAAAGACCAGCACGAAAGCTGTAATATCAGTAGAAGAGGAGAGGTCAAGTCCACCATAACAAACTCTGCCTTTTAATTCTTTAGGGTCAACAATAAATGCACAAGCATCCCATTTATCCATAGGCATCCAGCGAACTGCCTGTTTAACCCATTGATTGAGCCTAAGCTGCCTGAAGCTGTTTTCTTCAGAAGGGTTTTGCCGTGCTGATTCAAAGGCTGCCTTAACTTTATCTATAGTGACTGTGATTCCAAGTGACGGATTTGCCTTCTTCCAAACTTTTGGATCACTCCAGTCATCTTCTAAAGCAGCTCCATAAATAACAGGGTAGAAGGTAGGGTCATGCTTTCTGCCATTTATTATATCAAATGCCTTCTGATGTACTTCCCAACAGATACTGTTCTGATTATCTCCTGCAGTAGTGATAAGAAAATACAGCGGTTGCATCCTTGCATCACCGCTTCCTTTGGTCATAACATCATAGAGTTTTCGATTTGGTTGTGTATGAAGTTCATCAAATACAACACCATGAGTATTAAAACCATGCTTATTGCTTACATCGGCTGATAGCACTTGATAAATACTGCCTGTTGGCTGATAAATAAGTCGCTTTGTGGAATCAAGAATTTTCACTCGTTTTGCTAAAGCAGGGCACATTCGGACCATATCTGCTGCTACATTAAAAACGATTGATGCCTGGTTTCTATCTGCTGCACAGCCATAAACCTCTGCGCGTTCCTCATTATCACCGCAAGTTAAGAGCAGGGCAACAGCCGCTGCTAGTTCGCTTTTACCCATTTTTTTTGGTATTTCTACATAAGCAGTATTAAACTGACGATAGCCATTCGGCTTCAGTATACCAAATATATCCCTAACAATTTGTTCCTGCCAATCAATAAGGTCAAAAGGCTTACCCGCCCATGTACCTTTAGTGTGGGAAAGTGACTGTATAAACGCTACCGCAAAATCAGCAGCGGATTTATCGTAGACTGAATCTGCTGCTTTAAATTTTGTCGGTACATATTTTTTAAGTTTTCGAATGTCCGTCACCTCCTTAATATATTTGAACATGAAAAGAAGCCTTCATTTGAAAGCTTCTCTCATGATTATTTTCAGTTTTATTTTTCTTCTTCGATACCCTTATAGTTGTAATTGCCTTTCTTTACTTCTTCAAGTTCTGCGTCTGCTGCTTCCTTGTAATCTGCTCTATACATTTCTTTCTTTTTACATTCAAGGCAAATACACTGAGTGTTGTACATTGACATTATTCTTCCGTTATTTAAACTCTTGCCACACCTGTCGCAGTTTTCCTTAATAAAAAACTTATCCATAGTACTACCTATACCTTTCATGCATTTTCTTTTCAATCTCCAGCAGGTTTTCCGACAATGCCGTCCTTAAAGTTTCAATTGGAAAGTTGTTGTCTATGTAGCCCTGCCATATGATATCTTGATAATATTTGGTAGGCTGTGCAGGCATATCTGCATACTTTTCATCCATGACATATACAAAAGCCTTCACTGTTTCTCCATTAATTTTACTAACTTCTACTTCACATTTATCATAAAGCCTTGGATAACCTTCATATATGTCCAGTGCGATTTCACAATCTTCAGTTATATTCCATAAAAGAACCGGAACCCTTCCACCTTTATGTTTCTCTATGTTTGCAACACCTCTGCCGCTACCTCTGAAAGTCAGTCTGTAGTTTTTCAATACTCCGACATCAATTGGTGTTGCCTTTGGGCACCTCTTAAACATCTGGTCAAGATTCAAGTTGCTGCCATATGCTGCGTAAATTTTCATTGGTATCACATCCTTCTTTCAATTGGCGGTTTTCTGAAGGCACCATTTCCTTCAAGGTTCTCTAAAAGAACCCTTCTGACGTCTTTGTAGCCGTTACCTTTCATCCCGAGCCTTATAAGCCAGGTCCTGAGTGCAAACTTTGGATTATCGTCTTGTGCCACTTTGTAAGAAGTACGTTTTTGTTCCTTGGCATTTTCATTGATGCGGGTCGCAAGTACTGCAAAGGCTGATATTTTCACGTAATCCAACTTGTTTAATGGGATGTTGTAGGTGTAGATGTTTTTCTCAAAATCAAAAGTTATGCCATTACATTTTTCTGTCCCAAGTTCTTCAATAGCTGTTTTGAAGTCATCCAAAGTAACTGTAGTTTTTGTGCTCAAATCTTCAGCAAATGTTTCATCCATTAGATTCTCTTCAACACCTAAAGATTTCTTGATTAAATGCTGCTTGCTTGAAATCATATTCACAATATTCTTTAGTGTTATTCCTGAATGTCCATCCATAGGAATGCTAAGTTCCAAGTTGTCAATACCTGATGCTTCATCAACTTCTTCTTGTGCATTATAAGCTGGTGGCTCCTCAAAATCTCGGTAAGGGCTCACTCTGCCGCCAAGAGCGGCTTCATATGGAATTATAAGCCCCTCAGGAACAGGTTCTGATTCTGGTATCGGACTGTCATATACTTCTGTAACAGCCTTAAAATCGTATAGTCCCTGTAAGTCCTCAACCAGCTCGTAGTTGTCGTTTCCCATAAGTACTCCGTTCTTGTCGATGTTGTAGCCAGCCACCTCGTAAGCAAAAGTAGGTGCACCTAAATATTTTGAAGAAGCATTGAGTTCTTCGCTGATTGCATTTACTAATGATTTTCTTTCTTTTCCTGTAATATTGTAGTTAATTTGCATTTTCTCACCTCCTGTGGTTTTGTTACGTACATACATCACTCTAAATCCTCAATAAGTCAAGTTTTATTTGCCCTCCTACCACCTAAAGAGCGGTTGCCCGCTCGGTGGATGGTGGTGCCGACTTGGTTTACCTATGCGGCTCTTGGAAATCTCCATGCCGCTGAACCTTCAAGGTGTTTGCAAAGGTGCTCTCTGCAGTTCTTGTAGTCATCACCTATAAGTCCTATTCTGTTAAGCCATGTCCTCATTGCAAATTTTGGATTGTCTGTCTGTGGCTTCTTTGAGCTTGCACACTTTTGGGTTAGTGCCTGATGGTTCATCGCCAAGGCAAGAACTATGTATGCTCTAATTTCGCCTGCGTGAAGTGTTCCGTTGAAACCCCTGAGTTCAACTGTTCCAACTCCGCTGAAGAAACTGTGAAGGTTTAGAAAATGGTATCTGCTTTGGTGGTAATGCTGCCTTCTAACAGGACCGTATCCTTCGTACCAAATGTTTTCTATCTGGTTGAATGTTTTAGGTTTTTTCCTGTTCATCCTATCTACTAAATCCTCATCCATCTTCTTGCAGTAGCTCTTTCTTGTTTCTTCCACCTGAAGGCTATCGTAAAGCAGGTCGTTTCTTGAGTAGACTATGTTTACAAAGTTTCTTAATGACCTTGGTGTGTGGTCTGCTCCGTCAAGGTGTATATGTATGCCGGTTCTGTTTTGGCTTTCCGAAAAAGCTCCTGCTTTTCTTAGTTTTCTAACTATCTCTTGCAGTGTTTTAATATCTTCTTCGTAGGTGAGTATTGGGCTTACCAGTTCTACGCTGTAAGTTTTGTCTGCAGGAATCTTCTCGCCATTTACCTTTTTCTGTGTAAATATGCTTGAATCTGAAACTATTTTCCAAACCCTGCCGTCTGTTGCTGTAACCTTATGTGTATCGTAGCTTCCGTAGCATCTTTCAACTGTTCCTCTCAAGTGGTCTGCAACTGTTCTTGCTGCCTTTGTTCTTGTAATGCCTGTCATTTCTATTTCGATTCCAAATCTGCCTTTTAAAAAATCTGTGCTTGCCATTTTCTTTTCCCCTTTCCTTTTAGTGTGTTTCTTTTGTTATGTACATATATCACTCTAAAAGGTATAAATAGCAAGTTATATTTTTAAAAATACACTTATTTTTTATTGAAATTTCAATGGTTGACGTATATTGTAGGTAGTGATTTGATGCTTTTCTCAAACACCCAAAAGTAGCAGTGGTACTTCCTTGCATGCTTTTGGTTTTTAATTTGCCAGTCGGCAACAATTCTGTTTTTGGAAAGTAAGATAAATAAGTCCTTTGGATAGAATCCTATTTTTACAGCTTCATTCATTATGAAGCAATGGCTCATGTACTGTTTTCCGCTGCTTACCTTGTCTTGACATTTGAATATAAGTATTCCACCCGGCTTTAAAACTCTGTAAAACTCATTAAGAGACTCCGCATACATCAAATGAAGTTCCTTTTCTGATGGATACACAGTAAACCTTTTATTTATCACATTACCTGTATCTGCATTAAGTGACTTTCCCTTTGTTGCAAGAAAAGGAGGGTCGAACATTATACAGTTAAATGATTCATCATCCACAGGAAGACTTCTGCAATCACATTTAACAACATCGTCAGACTGCGGCTCTAAATCAAACTTATATGCAGGCTCTTCAATTCCTGTGTTCTTATAAAATAACCCTTTAGAATAGGTAGGGTCGCAGTCTATCATGTGTTCCGGTGCATGAAGATGTAATATCCAGTTGATGATTTCTGTTTGGCTGAAGGAAATGCTTTTAACTAAGTCTGTTGAATTCATTGCCTTTCCCCCTTATATCTGTCGAAGGTTTAGTCGAAAGCTTAATTAAAAGCCCACAAAAGCGAAACTGGCGCCTCATATTTTACGTTTTTTCAATACTACAGTGCTTTATTTTTTTACCATTTCGTATTAGAAAAACTTCTTCATTTGTTCCAACCTGCTCAATATATCTGTTAATTATAACGTCGCAGTATTTTTCATCCAGTTCAACTGTGTAGCAGATTCGATTAGTCTGCTCACAGGCAATTAGTGTACTTCCCGAACCACCGAAAGGATCAAGAACGATACAGTTAGATAAACTTGAATTCAAAATAGGGTAAGCAACTAATGCTACAGGCTTCATAGTTGGATGGTCTGCATTCTTTTTCGGCTTTTCAAATTCCCAAATTGTAGTCTGCTTTCTGTCTGCATACCATTTATGCTTGCCACTCTTTTTCCAACCAAAGAGCACCGGTTCATGCTGCCACTGGTAAGGGGAACGCCCAAGTACAAGTGACTGCTTCTTCCAAATACAAGTACCGGAAAGATAAAAACCTGCTTCTGAGAATGCCTTTCTAAAATTCAAACCTTCTGTATCTGCATGAAACACATAAATTGAAGCATCCTTCGTCATCGCCGCTTCGGTGTTCTTAAATGCCGCAAGTAGAAAGTTATAGAATGCTTCGTTATT